CATCTCCACGTCCCGTCATGTCCAAGCTATCAACATAATCGATAACAGGAATGATGATTGGCTTGACGACCAGTTGGGCGATTCTCATGCCGCGCTCCACAAAAAACTTCTTGGTAGAAGTGTTGAGTAGAATGACACCAATCTCGCCACGGTAATCAGAATCAATTGTTCCCGGTGAATTGAGAACGGTGATTCCGTATTTCGCCGCCAGCCCCGACCGTGGTCGGATTTGAGCTTCAAAACCTATCGGCAGTTCAAGGCAAATTCCCGTAGGAATTATTGCTCTTGCACCCATTGTATTTAGGCAAACGGGTTCAGAAAGTGCACAGAAAAGGTCAACACCAACACTACCGATTGTAGCCATAGCAAGTTCAGGTAATCCTTCGAAATGAGGTAACTTTTTAACCTTCAACTGAATTCGTGGAATGTCCTTTCCTTGCTCTACTCGTTCGGTAGTAGGAAGGGCATGATCCACTGCTTGGGAACCACCACCAAACTCGGCAGCGATACCATCCAGCATGTCTTTCTCAGTGAAGGGTTTCTCAAATTTGCGGTCTGACGCCATGGTTTTCTCTAGTATCAATCAGTGTCCCAAACAAGATGATACCGCTGAGAAGCAAAGTCAAGTTAGAGCATGGGCAACATGGGCATATTATCTGGATGGTCGAAATCGTCCACATCGTAATCGTCCATGTCAGGACGGATTAAGTCATCCAAGTCAGGCTCGTGGTATCGAACTTCATCAATCAACATAGCCATTAAGACACATGACATCACGATGTCGTCCTTGGCTCCTTCCTTGGCAGCATAGCTAGCACCGGTCTTGACGAATGTCTTCAGTTGGGATGCAAGATGCTTAGAACGAGGAATGAATAAATTTCTCTCGATGAGGTTTTTCAACTCAACACTGTAACGTCGCTTCGAGGTTACGTTGGTCAACAGACCGCGCCACTTATTTGGTTGGCTCGTGCTCATACCACTACCTCGGGCGTTAACCGAAGTCATGGTTGAGTCTATGAGATATCCCGGGAAGGTTGACTCGTTCTCGTACTCGATGGCGTTGAGTATTCCTATGCCCAATCCATTTCTTTCCACAGAGTAATACGTCTGACATCCCGTGATGTGTTCTGGGTCGTTCATTTGAATCATGTAAATGCGCTTTAATGTTCTTCGAAGCATTTTGGTTTGTTCGACTTGATCCGAAAAGTTATTATTCCACTCAGCGACCTGTTTCATTTCTGGAATTTCCCAGACCTGTATGCAGGAGTCGTCCGCACCCACGCCTTCGGATGGGTCCATGACTACACCGTAAATTTGGTTTGGCTTAATTTCGGTATACCATCTCATGCCCCACTTATCAATGAAGCGAGGTTTACGAACTACACTCTTCAATGTGGCCAGCTTGGTAGCAGCAATCAAAGTAGAATCACCAGAGACGAATGAGCATTCGAATTCACTCAACCATTCTGCCTCGGAAAGGCCAGCACGGATAACTTGGTTCTTGAATTTTTGACCACGGAATCCACCAAGTCCGTCGGGGATTTTAGTCCAATGTGCGTGGAAACCCGTGAAGCCTTCTAGTTCAGTGTCTTCCTCGAATAGGTCTTCGTCTTCTTTACTTTCGTATAGAAGTCTTGATTCGTCACCTTCGTATTCAATCTTCCACTCTTCTTCGATTTCGTCATCATAAGAAGAAGCAGCTTTTTGTCGTGCGGCATATACATCTACCCAAGTATCCGAACTTGCATCCATCTTGCAATTGAACCATATCTTGGCAAATTTATCTTCGTCCGAGCTTGGTGTACTAGTGATGATACACTTACCACCAGTTGCGATTGTTGGATAAATGGAAGTCCAGAATTTATCAGCAATACCCGGACGCACGAATGCGAACTCGTCGAGATAAATTAGGGAGTTGGCTTTACCACGACCACTGGTTGCGGTGGTGGCTGTAGCGAAGATGCTGGAACCGTTGTCAAATTTCTTTCGGGTTACTTGGTCGATTTCAGTACCGGGTTTGATCCACCACGGCAATTCTTCATAAGCGTACCATAGGCGTTCCATGATGTCCGTTGCGCCGTCAGCATCTTTCGATGCAATAAGGATTCGTTGGTCATCTTTGAAAATAGCCCACCACAATAAGAAGGCAGCAGCGGTCTGTGTCTTGCCACACTGGCGAGACAGCATAGCGATGCTAAGTCTGTTATGTTCGTAAACACCGAGGAGGGATTCTTGGTAATCGTATAGGTCAAATTTCATTGCACCCAGAACTGGGTTCTGAATCATGACGTATTGACGGGAAAAATAAACAGGGTCTTTTTGGCACTTCAAGATTTCTCGAATGTGCCACTGTTCAAAGTTTTGTTTATGGTGGGCCGGTTTGACCTTTCCACCTTGTTCTTCTGTTAATGCTGGCATTTAGTTGACCGTGTCTGGCTCGACAGCGATCAAACTATTTTGGTTTAATTGTTCTTGGTTTGCCACAGTCTCGACGCCTTTATCTCTGGCATCAGTTTCAGAAAGTGCTTTGACGAGGACAGTATATGTTTTTCCTGTGTCCTGATCTTGAACGGTAACCTCATAAGGTTTCGGCATCATACGCTCGGTTATCGGACGTGTGAACAGAAAATCGCGGTCGTGCTCTACCATAAGAACATGATTTTCATCCTGTACTTCAAAAGTACCAGAACCTCTAACAAGAAGGTCTGAAATGAATTCATAGTTCGATGGTTGTTGCTTGAACGGACCCTCGATATGCATCATGCTCGGAGCATCCTCATGACGTTCTACTAAGTAGAACCCCTTTGGAGCATTGTTTCCGAACACGTCGCCGAGAGCCAAATGTGATGTGACGAATGATTCCGTCAGGTTTGGTTGGACGTTCCGCCCTTCTACCTCTGTTTCGCGTGCTGATTTATCTGTGTTTAATTCCCGCATGAATGCATCGATACGATCTTGACCAACTAAGGTCTGTGCATTTGTATCAATGTTACCTTCATCTGGAGTGCCGTCCCAATGCAATGCATGCTTTGCTAGGCTTTTGTATGTGCCACCTGTCATCTCTGGTTCGAGGTCTAATGTTTCAGAGTCCTCCATTTTCTCACCGTCCTTGTGGACCACGAGATACTTCCAGTGAATGTCAGTAAAATAAGCGACCTTCTGGCGAAGGACACCGTTGTCTATGTCTGTTCCAAGAACAACACGGACATGAAAAATCTTATCCATTCCCGGCTCGTCATTACGCGGGTGGAACATAGGCTCAACAGCCGCGAGTGGGTGATATGAGACACGTTCTAGTGAACGGAGATCATAACCCAACATACCAATCTGCAACTTACCGAAGATATCATCGTCGTGTAAGTGGCGAGTGGACTTAATGTGGTAGACGTATTCTGCGTCTTGTTCCGCTATTAGCGCTCGGAATGACTTGGCCATTGGTGAATTTCCTATGTTATCAGTAATATTTACTCAGATTCGCTTTCTGGTGGTGATTCAACTTCTGTGGCTCCGTTTATAACTTTCATCAGTTCTTCACGTGAACCAAAAAAGTTCGCAGTTCCAATCTTAGTACCCTTCTCTGGCTTACCAAAACCAGCCTCTTCCATGCGCTGCTTTTTGCGTTTTAATTGATGTCCGGTCTTATGCTTAATGGCATCCAATGTATGCCCCATAATGAGAGCGGTAGTTTCCAAATGACGGTTCCGATACTTCGGGTCAATCCCACCAAGTTCATCGTATAGCTCAGTAAACATACCCATTCCCTTGGATATAATTTGTTCCAATTGTTTCTCACCCTGAATGTTTCTCATCTCGATGTCGGACATATCCGGCAAGTCAACATTCCCTATTGTGATGATTTCATGAGGTTCCACCACTACCATAGGGGCGCTATCCTCTATTGGAGCTTCATCAGGAAGTTCCATGTCTAACGCTATGGCGATGTTTGGGTTTAGACGTTGTGTCATCTCTTGGTTGCCCTCTTAGCTTTTCGAACCTTACCTACATTACTTACCTTTCCGGTACGCGATTTAGCCTGCGCTCTTATTTTTCTACTCGCTGTTCCAAGGTTTGAAGCCGTTTGTTTCTTCACTTTACGGACACGTGATGGGTTCGGAGCCTTAACTTGTTCCTTGCCTACAGCTTTAATTGGGTGTGCTCGTCCTTTGCGGTTGGCATGGTTACTATATAGTTCCGATTCGGTGAGAACCAAAAAGTCAACTCCGCGTCGTGCGGCCCATTGCATTGCAGCACCCCACTTGGCTTCGTTCTTTTTTCTGATAGCCACGTCAACACTGCTACGTGCGTGTGCCTCTGATGCCTCGTGTAGGGGTTTTATCTCGATGAGTTTGGTACTGGGCTTACCACCCGCCTGCATGTACGTCACTAGAAAATCAGGGATGTAGACGGTTTGTTTTCCGTTCAGTGGGTTCTGATATGGAATCTTCATGGGCTCTGATGCCCATTCCATAACACCCGGATGCAAATCACAGTAACGCATGAATTCAAGTTCCCATGAGCTACGATAAATGATTGGGTAATCACCCGTATACTTCTGCGGATACTGTGGGGTGAATAATCCCTTGTTGGTTGAGCGAGCCATTATTTTTCTGGATTGATCCTTTCGCTTTCTGTATTAAGAGCTTCGGCGTTTTCTTGCGCTTCAACCGAAGCCGCTTTGTTTTCATCCGATGACTCTTGCAAGTCCCTAGATAGTGAAACGTTACCAAGGTTTACTTGCACTTGTGCCTGCGAAGACTGCGATCTTGCTATTACTCCAAGATTTACAGATAAGCGTGCCGAGCGGATTGCAGCATCGAGAAGGTTATCAGATTTCTGCTGATTAGCGGGGTCTGGTATCTTGGTTGTGTTAATAGGTGGTGCACTAGCGCCCGCCGCCTCGCTGGTGTTGGCTAGTGAAGAAAGCTCTTCTTCTGTTGAGAATTCGCCAGCACGCTGCACGGCCTTTTGATTTTTAACTGCTTCGTTCAATTCTGCTTCCCGTGCATCAAGTTCTTGTAGGCGTTCGGTATTATTTGCAGCACGTGCGGGATCAGCGTTTATGGCATCTTTCTCTGCTTGAATTTGATCCAAATCGCGTTGCTTACCAACCAAACTATTCGGTATAACCGGAGTAAGTTCACCCTTATCCAGAGCCGGTTCGATTATATCCGCAAATTCGTTTGCCAGTTGGAATTGTTCTTCTGCCATCGCTTGAGTGGATGATGTTATAGTAGTGGGCGGAATAACATTTACTTGGTCTACAGGGCGGTTAACCGGTTGCTCCAAGCCGTCACGAGCGATGCCAGATTTGCGTGGACCATCCGCAGGAGAACGACCTGATGAATCAGATGCAACACGACCGCGATTCTGACCGATGGTGTAATAATATCCTTCATAATCAAAAGTCGCAGTTACTCGGACGTTTCCGGTGCGGTCTTCTTTATCAAGGTTATCATGAGACCACCCTGTTATCATCGGACGATGGTAAAAATACACATTAATACCATCTGGTTCAGTGCCGAGGTCTGCAATTTTAATAGTTTCAAAAAAGTGTCGTCCGTCATTTGGCTTCAATCTCATACCCAACGATGGTCTCCGTCCCATAGATGAACGCATTTCACCTCCGTCTGTTGCAGTCAGGTTATCAGTGAATTGATACGAATTGCTTTCACGTGTTGATCCACCTAAATTGGTATTGACTTCGAGTCCAGATATGGTATCACCAATGGTTGCTTGGTGAGTATAAAAATTCAAATGTTCTTTCCAGAGAGCCTGAACGATGGAGGTCGAGTCGTCGTGGAATGTCATGGAGGCTTGTGGGTATTCAACTTGCGTAGGAACTATAATCCATTTGTTATACGACCGTATTTTTTCTGTTTTGAATGTAGCACTGGGGTGATCGATGGATATCAAATGCGTGTATAATCTTCCGCTGTCATTGATGAACTCACCTAAATTAGTTACGGGATTATCTAGCGCTCTTGGACTTAATGTAAATTCAACAAACCACGTAAATTTGAATCGAGGGATACTAAGTGCGGAGGCAATATTCCCCGGCATTGATTGTAAATTTCTTTCTTCTTGGGCATAGTTAACAAACGGCCAGCCTGTTTCACCGTCTATTCCACCTAAGTCGCGCTTATTAACTGCCATATTCAATACCTCTCGTAAATATATTTACTAAGATACAACAACCAAAAACCGGAGAAAGCATGCGCGTAGAAGTTCGTAACGGAAATGTTGAAAAAGCATTGAAGGTTCTTAAGAAGAAATTATTCGACGAAGGTTCGATTCGTGAAGCTATGGAAAGGCGTTATTTTGAGAAGCCATCGGAGACTCGTCGCCGTAAACATAAGGAAGCAGTTAATCGTACTAGGAAAGTTGTGGAAAAGGAGAAAGCCAAACACGAGGCTGCACGCCTTCGACGAAAATAAAAAAGGGGCTTAAAGCCCCTTTTTCAATTCTAGATGTTGGTTCTTAACCACTCAACCCACCAGTTATGAAACCAAGAGTACCACCAAGAGTACCGCCGACGGACCAAGATGTGCCTCCGGTGTTAACACCTGAACCACCAGCAGCACCAGAACCCGTTGCGAGAACTCCCGACTGACCTGCAATTTCTGCGGCATGAGAGAAGACACCCATACGGAAACCATCTTGGTTGAAGCCGATAACGTTATCGTAACGTAGGGTCAACGTGATTTCCATCGGTGTAGCTTCCTCGTAGGATAGCTCGTTCAGGTTCATGTTAGTGATTTGACAACCGGCGAAGCACCACTTTTGAATGATGTTAGGGTCGGATGCCGATCCACCAGCGGACTGTCCACCAGCAAGAACGTCCAAGTCAATTTCAAACTTGTAGTTCTCACCAGCACGACTCATCGTCTGGTCAAAAAAGTTCTGTTGCTTAGCAACCTGCTCTTGTACGCGAGCCTGTACGGAGTTGGCGATGTCGTCTACGAACACAACATCCACAGTTCCCCATTCACCACGGGTACCGATGTACACTGTAGAAACATAGGAATAAAGAGTTTGAGTTTCGAATTCAAGATTCGGGCGACCCATTCGACGAATTTGTCGCGTCAGGTCATACGGGGCAACTTCACCCGGCACTCCAAAGTTGAAGAACAACACGCGGAAGCGATTGGATAGAATTGGTTGTAGCTGAGCCGAACGGTCTCCGTTTAGTCCCGGTACACCAAAATTGGAAAGCGAGTTGACAGTCATTATTATTGTTTCCTATGAGCAATGGAGTATTTACCCCTGATGTAGCTATTTAGGGTTTGGAAACAATATCTTTTGGAAGAGTGTGAGCGTAGGTACCATCTTCTGGGTCCGTATCACTAGGGAGTACCGCTACTGCTCCGAACTCCTCAAGGGTATCAATGGTTTCTTTGTTGGTTTGTTCCAGTCGATATGCACCAAGCATAGCATTTTCACCAAGCTGATGATTTGACTTGTGAGTCCCTACCATTTCCCCATCAGGATGACGAAGGAGGTAATAGAATTCTGTTTCGGCTGTCATAGATATTTCCACGGTCGTCTTCAAAAAACGGATGTGCTACTGCATCATGTTCGTATTTAGGAATCCCGAATGCTATCATTGTAGTATGCTCAGATTCGG